TCACCGGAGAAGGTTAGGAGCTTCACGATCCTGTTTGCGTTATCAAAAATCAGGTCGCCGCCGTGAATGTTCTGTACTGCACGCAAAATTGCCAGCGCGTTTTTCTCAGAGCAAGTCCAAGTACGCTTTGTGGAGACATTAACCGTGCCCACATCCCAGTCGGTACCCTGCAGGGCATAAGCCATCGGCACATCAGCCGTGTCTGCGTTAAAGGTAATCTCGTCCTTTTTTACGGAGTAGGCAAGGTCATAGAATGCCGCTTCCGCATAGACCGTTGTGATGGCCTTGCCGCTTTCTTCCTTGTCGTCCGTAATCGTGCGGATGCGATAGGTGTCGCTGACAATACGCACGGTCTTTTCGTTATCGATATAGGCGCGTTTGCTATCCTGAAACGGCAGCTTAAATTCCAGCTCATCCACACCGTTGATCTCACTGGTCACAATAATGTCATATGCGTTATCCAACACAGCTTCCACATTTCCGTCTGAGTCCAGAATGACCGGTCTTGCATAGCCAAGTTTGGTATAGAGCGGCTTTGGATTATCGTACAGACTGATAGATGTCAGCGTAGGCGTCCTTGCTGTATTTGTGGTAGAAAGCGTGACGCGGTACTTGATGTATTTCTTTGCAGGAGATTCCAGCTCGCCGTTTGCACCGACAGCCTGCCACTCTGTCCAAGTGGAGAGGTCATCTGAGGTGGCTGTTTCCACAAGTGAGATAGAGGTCTCTCCCGGAGAGTAATCTGCCTTAACAGAAACTCTGCCGTTACCAGTCACGCCACAGTCCCTTGCTGCAGTAATGAGCTGTCCGCTTGACGGATAGACAGAGTCTGTAGCTCGAAGCGTAACGACATCTGGTGTCGTCAGAGCGTCCACATCACCGGTTAGATCTGCACCGTTTGCGGAGAGCGATTCCAGAAAATATTCTGCAAGGTCATCGGCGGTTAGATCAGAATCGCAGTCGAGGAACCAATCATCAAAGCCGCCTGCGTACCAGTAGGAGTCCGCGTGCATTCCCCAGATGAGGTCAGCCACGCAGCTACGGTTCAGCTCTCCGGTAAAGGTCAGCACACTTGACTGCCAAATCGTGCCGGAGCTCTTATCGCCAAGGATGTATTGCGCTGTCTTGGCATTTGGCTTAATCACGCATGCGATAAAATACCAGTAGCCGTTTAGCAAAGAGAATGATGGCGTTACAGACGTATCGAGGATCAGAGAACCGGAGGAGTTATACAGCATAATCCTCGGTTTTCCTCTGATCAGCGACAGATAGAAAATCGGCTGCCCGGAACCGTAGCGGGTATTCAAGATCGGAGTATAGGTGTTGCCGACTGAATATGTCGTAGGCTTCATCCAGCCGCCGACCACGATGGTTTCACCGAGGCTTGAGAAGATGCTGCCGTCGTTTTCTACTTTCAGGTAGGTTTTCTCCGATGAAGGATTATTGATGTTCATCTGAAAATAGCGACCGAAATTGCCTGTTTTCATATCTGCGGTTGTTCCGCTCCAGTTATGAATATATGCCTTGCGATCCTTCCCGGAGGAATCCGCCAGATAATCATCTGCATCCGGTTCGGACTCGTTAAAACGCCAGAGACCGTCGGGAGCCCATGCAGCCGGGAACTCGCCGGTGAAGGCATCTTGGGTATTCAATATATTTTTAAGAGCCATGCAATATCACCTCCAGCGGCTTCTGGCTTGAATGTTCAGTTCCGTAAATGTTGTACTCGTACCGACCGCAGCAATCACGATGGTATTATCTCCGGTATTTAAGACCGGGAAATTCAGCTCCGACAGAAGCGGGAGACCGTTTCTAAGCGTCTCGCCATTGGAATCCACTACCTTTGCTGTCATAAGGTCGGAGTCAATAATCAAGGTTTCTCCGGCAGCAAGCCGTCCAGTGATCTGAAGCTCGCTGCCGTTTGTGGTTATGGAGATATACGAGTCAGTCCCGGAAGGGATCACACCCTTCAAGGAGTAGACCGGGTAAGACTCGATATTTCCAAGAGCGCGGGAAGCGGTAAAGGTTCCGGCTTCCGCAAAATCAAAGGTCTCGTCCGATATGGCATAGCCATAAGGGTCTGGGCAGAAAAATTCCAGATCAAAGGTGCAGGAATTACGAACTGCCCGGTCAAAGGAGAATCCAGACGTAAGCCTTGCTTCATACACTCGTCCCGGTTCCTTATCCAGAATGAGCTGGCATAGGCCGTTGTCCGGATTGAGCCACTCAATAATGTCATCCTTCTTTGACAGAAACTGCGCGTCTGTCTTTCCCGGAGGAATAAAGCAGGAAATCAGTATCTTTCGCTCGGATACCGTTTCTCCGAAATCAAATACGCCGTGTCGTCCGGGCATGGTGATCGTGTTATTCCGAAGCTCCGGCATCCGATATTCGTTTGTTATTCTTGTCGCAAGTCCCATAGACTGGGAGGTTGTTCCGTTAAATGAAAATCCCATATTACACCAGTCCTTTCGCCCTGCGTCCGGCAGTAAGAAGTGTATTCAGCTGCTGAGAAATCTTCCGGATATCATCGTCGCTTCTGACGCTCATCTCCCCGATATTGATGAGAGGCTGGTCGCCGGAAACGCTGAGGGTTGCGCTGCTTACTGCATCCTGAATCATGGAGCGCAGTGAGCTCACGCCGACCACAGCCTCATCACCGGCCTCGCCTCCGCCAAGCAGTGTGCCGCCGCTCTGGCCGAAGATGGTCGCGTCCTTTAAAATCATGCCGCCGGACATCGCCTTCTTATACCAGTCCACAGAAAAGTGCGGTATGGACGGCGGATTCAGCGAAAAGCTGCCTGTTATGGAAAAGTGCGGCAGCTTGATCTTTGGCAGGCTCCAGCTGAAGTTGAACACGCTCTTTAGCTTGTTTACAATGCCGGATACCGTGCTCCAGATTGTATTGAACACATTGGAGATCGTATTCTTGATCCCGTTTACGATATTGGAAACCGTACTCTTGATCGCATTGAAGCCATTGCTGATTCCGGACTTCATGGTATTTACCACATTCATGACTGCGCTCTTTATGCCATTCCATACGGAAGTGATCACGCTCTTTACGGCATTGAAAATCGTAGAGGTCGTAGTCTTGATGGCATTCCAAGCCGTGGTGATAACTGTCTTTATGGCATTCACGACAGTTTCTACAGCGGTTTTTATCGCATTCCAAACAGTAGTCACCACGGTCTTTATCACGTTCAGGACGGTTTCGATGATCGTCTTGTAGATATTGAAATAGGTGGTCACCACAGTTTTTATGGCATTGAATATGGTTTCAAAAAAGCTCTTGATGCCATTCCAGATAGTGGAGATAACTGTCTTTATGGCATTCATCACGGTTTCGACCGTAGTTTTTATCGTATTCCATGCCGTGGAGAGAAAGCTGCTGATTGCATTTACCACAGTGGTAAAGGTGTTCTTTATGGCCTCCCAGATACTGACGAAGAAGTCCTTGATTGCCGTCCATACAGTAATGGCGATTTCCTTGACATTCTCCCAGAGGTTGATCCAGAATTCCCTGAAGCCCTCGCAATTGTTCCACAGGTAGATGAAGGCAGCCACCAGAAGGCCGATAGCAGTAATGATCAGGCCTATCGGATTTGCTGCCATGACAGCATTGAGGCCTGCCATCGCCGTTTTTACTCCGGCCATAGCAGAGGTGACCGTCGGAATGATCGTCATAATTGTGCCGACGGCGGAGATCACCTTGCCGACTATTACAAGTACCGGGCCGATTGCAGCCGCCATGAGAGCAATCTTTACGATCATCTGCTGCATGGGCTCTCCGAGGTTGTTCCACCATTCGGCGAGGGATTTCAGCTTGTCAGAAAGCTCCTTCAGGACTGGCGCGAGAACTGACATCAGGGAGTTGCCGACCTCCGCACCGGTTTCCTTCAGAGAGTTCATGGTCATCTGGAACTGGTCAATCGGGTCGAGGGTCTCATTGAAGGTGTTCTCGACACTTCCTTCAAAATCGCCAAGAAAGCCAGAGAAATCCGACAGGTTGAGCTTTCCGGTCTGCACGGCATTATAGATGGAGGCACCGGCCTTACTTCCGAAAAGGTCATAGGCCGCCTGCAGTTTTTCTGCATCGCTGCCGCTTCCCTGCATGGTAGCAGAAAATTCGGCAAGCACCTGATCCAGTGTTTTACCGTCTGCCGTTGCATTTTTCATGGCGGTCTTTAAGCCCATCATGGCGGCAGAGGTATCAAGACCTGACATTTCCACCATGCCCATAAAGCCAGCGGCCTGTTGGGCGGTGAGTCCCATTTCCTTCAGCTGCGCGGCATTAGAGGAGAGGGCGTTTGCCAGTGTATCCATATCAATGCCGGTGGCCTGACCGGTGGCATTTAAAGCATCCAGAAGATTATCTGCCTCGGAAGCGTCCATGCCGAAGGCGTTCATGACGGAGGATACATTGTCGATAGATGTCGAAACATCGGTATCATTGAGCTGGGCAAACTTGATGAATTTTGCCGAGAGGTCATCCAGCGCCTGCCCGGTCAGGCCGAAACGGGTGTTGACCTCGCCGACAGCAGCACCGGCAGTTTCGAAGTCCGTCGGTATCTCCGTGGCGAGGTCTTTTACGATCTGGCACATATCCTCCAGCTCATCGCCGGTAGCACCAGTTTTCTGCGCAACGATGTCGAGGCCAGCATCCACCTCGTTAAAGGCAGCAATGGAGGCAGCACCGATGGCGACAATGGGAGCCGTTACATGCGTCGATAGGCTCGTGCCGACATCTGATATTTTCCCGCCGACCTCCTGCAGTTTAGAGCCGGTCGCCCGGAGTGTTGCCGTGATAGAAGTATCTGTTTCCCGACACTGCTGTTCGAGGTTTTTGAGCTCGTTTTCGGTCTCTATGATCTCACGCTGCCATGCATCATATTGCTGCTGGGTGACGGTACCGTTTTTAAGTCCAGCATCCATCTGGTCTTGCACGGACTTCAGCTGTGTGAGCTTTTCCTTCGTTTCGGAGACTGCCTGTTGTAGGAGCTTCTGTTTCTGTTCGAGCAGCGCGGTATTTGTCGGGTCGAGCTTTAGGAGTTTGTTGACGTCCTTTAGCTGCGACTGAGTTGATTTGATTTCTTTGTTTACGCCGGAGAGGGCTTTGGAAAGGCCGGTCGTATCGCCGCCGATTTCCACGGTTATGCCTTTTATTCTGTCAGCCATGCGATGACCTCCTTCCTGTTAAAATCGATCCATCTGCTCCTGCGTCGCGAGCGCAGGATAGTTGTAATCGTCGTTGCTCATTTCTGCGTACATGTCATTGACAGTCCCGATGGTGAGCAGATCAAGCTCCGAGATGGAAAGCCCGATCTGCACACACCGGAGTAAAAAGAGCGGGGTTGTCATTTCCCGCTCTGTCGGATGATGTTTTTTTTAGATTCCACCTGCTGTTCCACATTGAGTCCCCACAGCTCGATGATCTGGGGCAGGATTTCATAGATGGAGAAGGTGTTGAACTGGTCGAGCCAGTCCTCCGGAGTATCCGGGACATCAGGATTCTGATGCTTTGCCATCAGCCAAGCGATGTTCTCAAAAAGCTCCAGACTGAAAGTGTCCAGATTGGAGCTTTCTGCGTCGCTTTCATCGATGCCTTTCTGCAGCTCGTTTAAATCCTTGTAAATATCCCTGTGGAACTTATTTCTGTAAA